CTAGTAATTCATTATCAAGAGTTCTCTATATTTTTTATTTACATTATGGTACTTATTTACGAGGTTGTTTTGGCGATCTATTTCTTCAATTTTAAAATCTTTATATAATTGTCTAATATATTCATGATCATTGTAAGAAATAATACAGCGCCCGTTAATATTACTTAAACAATCTCTTAATCGTTCATGATCAATATCTGTAAAAGTCTCTTTATAATACTTTTCTGATCCATAATAAGGTGGGTCAGCATAAAACAATGCTTCAGGCCGGTCATAAACATTGATAAGATTTTCAAAGTCTTTATGTTCTATCACTACTTTATCTAGACGTTCTTTGATTTGAGTTAAATAATTCATTGTAGAAGCTATATTTCTTTTTGCACAACCAAAAGTCCGGCCATCAGCTCCATATGATGTCTTAATTAACAAAAAATATCGCGCAGCTCTTTGAATGTCCGTAAGACCTCTAATTTCTTTTTGACTAACAAAATCCTCGAAAAGTTCTCTTGAATTCAAGCAATAAGAAAGTTCCTTTAGAAATTCATCACAATGATATTTGACACATCTAAATAGATTAACAAGATCTCCATCAGCATCATTATAAACCTCTAAATCAGCGTGTTTTTCCTTGTAAAAAAGAACCCAACCCGCGCCGCCGAAAACCTCAATATACCTTTCAAAATCTTCAGGAAATCTGGCAACAATAGCTTTTCTTAATAATCTCTTACCACCAATTCTTGCTATGAAGCTATTCATCTTTTTCATCCTTTCTGTAAATTACATAATTATAACTATGGAGCTGCTTTTTAGGAGCAGCTCCATAATGTTTACTCTTTGAAATCAAATATTTCATTCTATTCTAACTTACTATCCTCCAATCTTCAGCCAACATATCTGCTTGTGAAGCTAACCACCCTGGCTGCCATTTCCCTTGTGCCGTCCACATTGCAAAGTAAGGTTGGCTTTCCAATGGAGTATCTTCCCCGATATATTTTGCCGTTCGATCATTTACCTTTGCACCAGGTTCCTGGCTTGAATGTGCCGGCAGTTTTAAAGCATCCATTAAAACTACAAACATTCCCTTGCCATTCCATCCCGCGCGAGCAATCTTAAATCCTTGTTTTGCCGCCTCAATTGCGAAGCCAAAGGTCATTCCATCAGTCTCTCTGTAAGCTTCTTTAAATTGTTCTTTTGGAGACCAACTCATATAACCATCTTGGTAAACTACTAGATAACCTGGTTCATTACCAGGTTTGATTTTCTTCTGTAGCTTTTCTTCGGCATCAATCAAATTCATAGGTTCAGCTTTTATTAACTTTACACCAATATATTCCTTCATTGTTTATTAACCTCCATTCTGAGATGTCTTATCACACAAAATGAGTCTATTGAACAGCAATCAAAGCCGTTAACTCATTATACTGTTCTTGATTTATCCGATTATTAAGCAGAAATACATCAAGTTTCATTTGCATATCTTCTTTAGTTCCATAACTCCTGTTTTCAATTACTTTCTTACAATAAGTATATGTCATTACGTATTCCCCCTATATTCCTAATTCAATTTTTGATAAACGGTAGTCTAAATCTAGTAGGTAATCTGTTTCTGTAGGCTTTGCTGGTAAAGGAGTAGGGTCATGAACTGATACAATAGCGTTTACAGCATCCACTTGAGATTCTTCGACCGTTACCCAAGTCTTTTCGTCTTTACTTTCAACTAATTGCGGTATAACCCCACCTGCAATTAGTTCATCATGCAGTTTATTGGTATTTACACCTGTAAATTCGAGTTTCATATTATCCCACCCTTATCATGGAAAACATAGTATAGTCTGCATTTGCATTTTGTGCGCTTCCTGTACCCTGAGATACACTCATTTCTAAATAGTCGTTTGCATTTAAAGATAAAAGAGCGACTAAATTATGTGCCAAACCATTGCCAGTAGTTTCATAGCTTCGAATTTGGGTCGTATATTTAGTATAGGCTCCGTTCTTAAATAGTGTAATATTTGAATATTTATCTGTCCCAAATATTACCCAATATAGTTGACAAATAACTAAATATTTTCCAGTTACTGGGGCAACTAACCTACTATTATTTGTTGAATTATCGTGCATATTGCTTGTGTCAAAAAGTTCTGTATCAAAAGTTAATATCGCCTGCGTAAGACTCGGAATTGACTGGGAAGTGCTTTTTGTTACACTTACAGCCTCACCGCCAGCATTGCCCCACTCAGGAACAGTTCCACTAGCATTCATTTTCAGAATTTGATTAGCCGATCCTTTTGCTAACCTCGTCCATGTGCTTACCCCCGAAGCGTATGGGATATCCCCTTGAGTAGTTAGTAGGGCTGGATCAACGGCATTCATCGGTATTAACTGATAATACGTTCCATCGTACATCACTGTAACGATTTGATTCAGCTTGATATCGCCAGCCACTAAGTCAGAGGTAACATTCTTCTTGATTGTTTTAACTCCTAATGCGCTGTCATTAAGAGTTGATGCCCCAGTGTTCGCGTGTGTAGCAATAAACTGAAGCATTTGCCCTGCTACAAGTGCAGCGGGGACAGGATTTCGGGTTACAACATAAGCATTTGTCACGCCTATGTCTACAGCGAATTGATGTGCATAATCCGCCATATGCAACGCGAGAGCATCACCAACAACATCAGCTGCGGCTTCGGCTTTAGTTTGGGCACCAGCGGGTGTTTCCGCATTATCATCCACAGCCTGAAACATCGTCCGGATTGCTTGCCTTGATACAGTTTCATTCCCCAGCGGCAGGGGAATATTTAATCTAGCACTATTTTCCGGCATTATTGCATCACCTCCAATTCATCCCATGTAAGATTCTGAGCATCAAGATTATCCCATGTCCAAGCTTTGGCATCCAGCTCATTCCAGACAAGATAAGAAAACGAATAGATCACAGCTAAATGCGCCGGTTTGATCTGCTCAATGGCTTCTTTAAGATCATCCAAATTAGGAGGAATCCCCCTGGTGTCAACAAAGGTAACCGTAAACTGATAAAGTTCAGGCTGCTCCGTAACTGCTACATCTCCACCATCATAGCTTTCAGCTACATTCTCAATAAGTGAAACTGTGACCGTTCCAGATCCGCGCATCTTGGATTTTATAACAGCCCTCCGTTCGGCTAAAGGCTTAGAAGGATTCGTCCTGATCCCGAATTCCTTTTCCCAGCGATCCAGCGTGTATTCCGCAGTGTTGACAAAAAACTGATCCAACGTCGTTTGAATCTCCTGGTCAAACCTCGCCAATTCGTTATCTTCAGCGTCGGTTAAGTTAGTCATTACCACCGAACTAGCATAATAACTGGGCATATTATCGATTACTTTTCCCATATACTCACCCTACCTATAGTGTAGCTGTTACAGTGCCCAGAACCGGAATATTTTCATCTCCAAGGATAATACTCAGTGTCCCGCCATTAACCAGCAAATTTGAATAATCTTCTATCCCGTTAGTCTCGAGGATCTTACTCCCGATAATCGCGTAACTGACTGTAGTTCCAACAAAAGCGACACTTTGAAGGTATTCTTCAATCATTATCTCCAGCGCCGATGTCACCAGTTCTAAGGTAAAACCCTCGGCTAAAACCAATGTGACGGATATATTAATCGCCACTTCTGTAGCACTGGCGACAGTGACCATGGCTCCGATCGGCCTCACCGATTCTATATATCCAGCCGTGCTGGTTATTAGAGCAGGGGGGGCAGCCTTTTTATTAGCGTCCATTATTACAACCTTTACTGTCCCAGGCCCGGCATGCAAAGGAAATACCTTAGCTCCACCAACTCCGGAAACTTCTTCCGCCCATTGCTCATACTGATAAACATTCCCTGATGTCGCGGGCTTTTGGACTTTTGTAAAATATCTTTTCCGAAGAGCTTCGTCCGTTTCATTATCATAACCGCCGGTAAACGGCTGCTCATTTATGACTGAAGTCAACCCAGCGATGGTTACCGGGAAAGACTTTATTGCCCCCGTTGGGACATTACCTGAGCTGCCGGCTGTATCACACTGGGCCAGCACTTCCACATATCCAGCAGCCGGAATTACTTTCGTTTCCTTCACAGTGAAAGTTAAAGCATCTGAGGCGACCTTTATATCGGCATTTACTGTTGTCCCAATATTCCCAGTAATTTTAACAATTCCACTGGCGTAAGTTGCCAGCTTCCTGGATAACCCTTGTTCTGCAACCTTTCTTTCCAGATAGACACCTGCAGCGGTCTCGGCAAATCCTTGATCCAGGATACTTTCTTGTTCGCTGTACTTACTTTCAAGCTCAATTGCTACTGATCGGGTGTTATCCCAGTAGAAGGATCCTTCGGTCTTATCGTACTGGTCCGGGATGTCTGAAAGCATGCGCGCTTGTATTGTGTCTTTATCATCAGCCATTACAAATTCACCACCTGTTCAAAAGAAGGGTTATCTACCAGGTTAACCTGAAAGGTGACCTTTAATTGCCGCCCGACCTGCTCCAACCGATAGTTTGAAGTGGATTCAATCAGTGCATTTCTGCACAGAGCCTGATCCAGTTCGCGTTTTAACTCAGCATTCAGAAAATCCCTATCAAGCGACTTTCCGGTAATTAGATCACGGATGCTAACGCCGTATTCATCCTGGCCGTCTTGGGAATAGATCTTAAAATTGAATTTCTCCGTCTTAATGATCTTTTGTATCCAAACCTTGAGGGCATCCAGGCCGGAGACAGATACCAATTTGCCATCGATAAGGTTAAAATCTCCGGATACGAAATCGAACTGGAAGCTTTCTTTTTGCAATAATTCTTGCGTATCCTCACTAATAACAGTCACTGAATTACCAGCATCTTCAGGTAGCAATGTCCGTCACCGCCTTATCGATTAAGAAATACTTTTGTTCAGTTGCACTAGGGAGAAGGATTACCACATCCCCTGAAACCAAAGTATTCTTAAATGTCAGGGTACCGTCGGAGATGATACTTACCAGATCCACCGTTTGAACATTATCCGGCCAAAGACGTGCCGGAACTACCAAATGTTCCATTGTAAGAATGATTTTATCTCCCAGCCGGACTTTCAGATCGGGCGGGGGAGATAAAACGATGCCGATCGCAGGTCCCGAATAGGGCCTGTTCTGCAATCCTTTGAAAATCCTTGCCAGTTCATTTATATCATCAGCCATATGATCACCAGCCTTTTAACTTAATTCAAGTTGGAGGGCCGTCTTATGGATCCCTTCAGAATAACTGTGATTAGCTGAAATTATTCTGAAGGTTCCTGTAAGCCCGGTAATTGGTTCGTTAACATCAAGCCTTCGGTATGCTCGCAGATCCTCATGCCCAACGACCTCAAAGGAGCTGGTTTCAACAACCTTTCCCAACTCAGCCAGCAAGTTTTGAGCCATATTTTTTGCCTGTGCTTTATCTTTATCCGAAACACTCTGAACTTCTTGCAAGCGGCCAAACTTACGGATTAACGCATCATTCTGAACCTCAGCCAGAATCCCAGGTTTATCCTCATCACCGGAAGTAATCACCACAATATTCTTCATGTTTTCAATACTTAATTCCCTTGTCGGGCTGCTGATCGTATTTGAAACAACTACTTCAGGGGTACCAACAGCCAGCTGAATCTTTGGTGCAATTTTAAGGCTGGCATCGTCCAAAACAACAAAGAAGGTATCTCCCCGCATTTCCATGATGTACTTCTTACCGGTTTCTTTGAAGGCTAAGTCCAGGAGGTCTTTAAGAATATCACTGATCACAACGTCTTTATAAATCTTCGTAACAAATACCTTATACAGATCATTAGAGATGTTGTGCTTGATCTTAAAGTCCTCTAGAATCTTACCAATGGCGTATTTGACAGCCATTTTATTGAACTGGTAGATCCCTTGACTTTGCCCCATATAAAACCCAAAATCCAAACATGTAAAGGATCTTGCCAGTTCTCCAGTCCGGCTTTCCTTGATCACGATACCTCTCAAAATTTCAGCTTTTCCTTGCAGGCTGACAATCGAACCAACCCCAAGCGCCGGCTGGGAAAAGTACTTAGAAAGAGCGGTACCAACCGGCGCTGTAAAATCCAATTGCTGAGCGAGCGTATCCGCTGCGCTTTGCCAGGTGATGTTACCGGCATAAACCGGCTTGAATTTTCCATTTTCCAATCCATAGAGCTTAATCGCCATCTTACACCCCCGGAATTCTGAATTCAGAAACCTTTAGCGTGTATGCGATATCTTTATTTGTCTCTTTTTCATATTCAAAGCTGTCAATAAGGACCGGTATATTCAGATTATCTTCAGGAATGACCAGCCGGATTGGTTCTTGCTTGGACTGAAACCCTTCCAGTACTTCCACAAGTCCATTCGGCGTATAAGCCGAAGACTGAACGAAGGGGTATTGATAAGCCGGGAAGAAGCCTTTTAGTGTGATCTGCTTCAGTCCTTTTATACCTGGAAAGTTAAGCTCACCATCACCGGCTTTAAACACCTCATTATTGCTTGAATTGGATTGAGAGACTTCAGGAGGAACCGGAAGAAGAATCACCTGACTGCGGTTGTACGTACTGATATAGACTTTCCTCACATTTATTCCTCCCGACCTACATATTCGCCAGGGCAATCTTCAGCTGCGGTACCAAAACGCCGATGACCTGCTCCGGAGTCAAATTAGAGCCGTTGATATTAACAATGACCGTTGGATTTTTTCCCCCAGCCATTGCTTTTGTTTGCTGGGCCGTACTGATTTTACTCCCGCTGGGCAATGAAATTAACTCCGGCCCATGCTCAGCTACCCAGGTTGCACCACCGGAAAAGTAGGATGTTCCCAAAGCGTTTTTTGCAGGAGCTTTACCACCACTACGTTTACTGGCTACCCAATCAGCCAGACTACCGACCTTTTCCGCAACAAAACCTATTCCAGAACCTAAAGCGCTCAGGATTGGGCCAACGATATCCCACACCGTACTAACGACAGCCTTAATCCCTGGAAAAGCCCACATAAATACTTCATACAACAACCTAACCATATTTATGGCATAATTTGCGACAGGTCCCAGAACACTCATTGCTGTACTGAAAACTTGTTTAAAACCGGATATCGCTGATCCGCCGACTTCTTTCAGGGCACTGGTATCATTCAGGATAAATCCAAACTTTTCACTAATCCAATCCTTGAGCCTGCCTACAGCCTGAATAACCGTAGTAATTCCTGTGCCGACAGATGTCGCCATGTTAGACATAGCCGGGCCGTACTGATCCATTACGGAAATTATACTTTGCATGACAGGTTTAAGTGCTTCGAGTGCTGATAATCCCATATCCTGAACAAGACTTCCTGCTTGACCGGTGATATTAGAAAAAAGCCCAGCTCCGGTAGTGGAGAGTTTTTCAGCACCGCCTTTGAAGAAAGGCTGCAATTGTTTTTGGATGACACTATCAATCCCACCGGCGTTTTTAATGTCGTCCTGGCTGATCTTAAAGCCGAACTCTTTCATTCTCTCAGTCTCGCCGACTTTGAGATCAGCTAAAGCTTCCATGGCATCAGATAAGGTCTTTTCAGGGTTCAACGCTGCCATATCCTCAGCCAATTTGACCATTTCCATAGCATTTTTAGTATCGCCACCGGCGACATTAATTGCTCTGGTACCGGCAGACACCACCTCACTGGTGCCAAAGGGGGTGACGTTGGCATTTTGTCGCAGGTCTTTCAGATACTGATCAGAGGTTTGTTTTACAGCAGATTGGCTCATACCGGCGTTATTTACACCGATAAAATGCTGCATCGATACCTGCTGCTGCTCCAACATGGCCCCACTGGACAAAGCCCCGGTGATGGCGGCTCCGATCCCGACCGCGACTGCTAATCCTTTTAAGCTATTCAAAGAGCCAGCAATTTTTTTAATACCGCTTGTAGCCTGATCTCTAACTGTAATAACCGGTCTTGCAACGATTCTGCCGACACTTCTTGCAGCACTTCCTACCCGCCGGACGCTTCTTTCCACGGTATCAAGAGCCCTTAATACCGGTCTGCTTTGGATATTTTCACCAAAGACACTTTGTAAAACACTTCCGGTTCTTTGGACATCTTGTCTGAACTGCCTTTGTCTTTGCCGCATTCTATCCAGCACGGATGAAGCGTTATCTCTTATAGAAATAACTCCTTCCATTCTTCTAGCCACAGTCTCACCCCCTTTATGAAACAAGGACTATCTTCCGAATAGTCCTTTGATTGCTTTCAATTGCTGAATGCCCATATATTCTATTTCGTGTTTCTTTTCTTCGTTGGCTAGTTCTAAGTGGGCCAGCAAAAAAAGCTTTTCCCGATAGTTTAACTGCCGGATCCTCTGGGGAAGTGTCTTTAATTCCAGAGGATCACTTGATCTTTTGAATAGGTGATGGAGAAGGTACAGCTCTTCATCACCTTTTATGAGTTTTTTATTTCTTCGACCCTTCCATCACCATAGCCGGCCAGATCGAGTGCTGCCAAAGAAAGGGCACGAATCTCACTTTGTGTAAACAAAGCCTGGATAATCTCCAGCGGATCCTTACACTGAAAAGCCGCCTGAAGCTCTTTATCCTTCAAATTCGGCTCAACAATGCAGTTGTATAAGAGGTAACGATCGCCTTCCTTGCCCGGAAGCTCTAGAGCATCTTCAATTATTTCATCCGTAGGCTGGGAAATCGTCACAACCCCATCTAAACCTTTAACATAGAGATCTTTAGTCTTACATTGCTTTTTCTCTTGCCGGATGGAATCAGCGTTTTTTATCAGGTCCGAAACCGTGACTTTTGCAGGTTTGTTTTTCATATCGATACTCCTCTCAACATAAAAGTACTTTTGCGGATTACATCATTTCAATGGTATCTAAATACCTGGTTTCAGTAGGCGTAAAACCAAACGGGATTTCCTGCTCAGTTTTGCCTGATCCTTTTTCAAAAGACAGGAGGGTAAGCTCATTAAACCAGACATTGTCGATTTGAATGCGCTCATCCTGGCCGCCGACCGCATCCGGATCAGCAATAGCTCCAATCAATGTGCCTCTGGGATCCTTACCGGCTTTCCAGTCTTCGAGTACAGTTTTATTGGTTCTGGTATAAACCTTCAGGAGCCGGAGCGTTCCTTCTCCGCGCAGCCCCTTGATCTTAGAATCCATACTAAGACCAATTTGAACCTCATCGCGTTCAGCGGTAACCTTAGCTTCAAATTGCTGGGCTTCCATCCACAGCTCGCCATTGTACCAGACCCGGCCATACGTCCCGGATAAAACCCGTCTGCCGTCTATTGTTGGCATTATCATTCACCTCCGCTTAAATCTCAATAACAAAGGCCAAATCTTCCATGGCGCTTAAAAGCTGAATATTGGCCGACAAGAATACCTTGGTCCCGGTGTTGTATTTCCGGACCTGCATGTCGCTTAAATTCGTGACATCAACGCCTCTGGCAATAAGCCAAACCCTTTGGGCCTCGGTATCGATATCTGCTAGGTTGTCATATTCATCATCCAGAACAGAACCGGCCAACCCCAAAAAGTAGGAGTTGATAAAAGAGACAAAGATCATTTTGTTAGCATAAGTATTTGGGACTTTGCCGGTGTAGGTCAGCTTGAAGGTATCCCGGATGTCCTCGGTAATCATGTCCATACCCTCAATGTTTTTGATACTCCGCCAATCTTCGCCTTTGGCTGTGGTAAACGTCACTTTGGAATTGACCTCACGTGCAATTCTCACGCCGTTATCTTTGACCAGAATGAGCTTACCGGCATTGATATCACCGTCCGGATCCAGGCTTTCCTGAAAGTTGTCCACTTCATCCAAAGTGTAATAGGTTGCACTGTTATCCAGCGGCAGGCCGGCCAGCACACCGGCAATTCTGGCAGTGTATTGGATTCCGGTATAAGTGGCAGCATCAATTGTCACCTGGAGAGTCGCGAAGTTAATAACCCCCTCATGATCCGCCGGGACATTATAGACTACCACTTTAAAAGTCTTTTTCTTGTTGCTTCGCTGGTCCTTAATCCAGTCGGACAAGGCAAAATGTCTGATAACATCCCCAGCGTCCGCACCGCCGGCGAATTTAGCTTCCTGTGCGTTTAGTGCCGTGGCACCAGTACCGGAAGCAACCGCCGTAAACTGAGCCAGCGCATCGATGGCAGCGGCCACTAAAGTAGCTGTGTTTTTTGCCGGATCCAAAGCACCTGCGACGTCAGTTCCCAATGTAACGACCAGCTGACTGCCGTTTAAAGCAACCGCCATATTCGCAGAAGGATTCCCGGCTGCCACTGATTGTATGGTGTAGGCGTTCCCGGCTCGGCCCGCAGCGGCCACAGTTACTGTCACAGCTCCATTATCCCCGGATCCTATAACTGCTGTCGCGGCTACAGCTTCCCCGGCAGCCGTGGCTCCCGGAATGGCTACATAGTTCCATTTCTTAATTGCCAGCCTTTCCAGGGCGTCACTGTCATCCACAGCGTTGGTGGCTAACCGTTCGCAAATGACTTTGGAAGCACTTCCCTGAAACACCATTTCAATATATTTCAGGTTTGATGCCGTCCAGTCAGCCGCATTAACATCGGCAAATTTGCTGTATTCTTTCGTGTCAAAGCCGGTATTAGTATTGTCCTTCAGGATTAATGCCACAATACCCCTGGCACTTCGTTGAACCGCTGTATCGGCCCGGCTCTTAAATTCAATGTCAATTTGAGGCAATCCTATAGGCAAAGTAATCACCCTCCTAACTCATAATTAAAATCCAAGGTTTCCATCGGATCATTCATCTCTTCGGATCCGATAAGATCAACAAACTCAAAAGAAACATTGAAATGCAGGACATTGTCGACGATGGTGCTTTCCGTTTCTTCCTGAACCGTGATCACCCGGTCCTCAACCTTAAGCGTTCTAAACTCCCGGTTGAGGATATCCATAACCTCATACATTCTGTCCTGCATTTTATCCTGTAAATTTGGGAAGTATTGAATAATTGTCCGAAAGACTTTAGTGGCGTAAAGATCATCTATAGGCAGCTGTCTGACCGGAAGGAACGTAATAAAAAGAGCCTCCTGGTTAATCTTTTTAATATCGTTTGTATAGACCTTTACTCCCGGTACCGCATTTTTTAATTGTGCAGTGATCGCTCTTTGCATCACTTTGAAACTGATCATGCCATCACATCCTCCAGTAGCCTCTGCATCCTGGCCGGAAGGACTGCTTCCAGCTCATCAATGGAAAGCTGCATCATATGCTTGCCTTCGATAAATCTTTCTTTCAGCGTTACCATGGTGACCGTGCCATCTCTTGCTGTAATAGGAACCTTGCGTTTAGTCTGCCTGTGACCGTTTTCCACATACAAGGCGTATTCCACATTGGTATAGACGGTGATCTGCAGGGCTTTTCCTTGGCGGGTGACTTCACCGATCTGCCATGAGTTTCTCAAATAGCCGGTTTCTACCGGGGTTTTTTGTTTCACATAATTTTGCAGGTCATAAGCCAAACGAAGCAGAAACCTTTCCAGTTCCTGCGGTAGTTCTCGCGCCAGTCTATCCAGATCATCTTCCCATTCATCCAAACCCCTAAACTCGTAGCTTGTCGTCATGGACAATCAATCCTACTTCCTGGTGAGAGTCATAAAGTGAAGATTGACCCGCTTTGAAGCTCTGTTCCCGTCCAAAGCGGGTTACCTTAATTACGTCACTGGGCTGGATATCAACAGCAGGACTACAGAAAAGAACCATGTCGTATTCCAGGCTGCCGGCGTTGTCTTTTGCAGAAATATTTGCGAGATTCTTTTTAGAAAGGGCACATCGGATATTTTCAGCGATGATCGTTTCTTTGAAAAAAGTTTCATCATATTCGTCAGTATCTTCGACTTCCCGCCAGATGCTGCAGCGATCGGTATAGGTTAGTTCAATCGGATCGATCATAAAAGCTTCACCTTCCTGAACCTGTTTAACGACTTTTCATAAGGCTGCAGCTCATCCTGCGTTTCCTGGGGGCTGATTGCATAAGATACTTTGTAATCCCCGCGGGAAAGCGACTGAATATCTTCCCGGCCCCGGCGGCCAAACCGGCGTTCACTTAAGTCCAGGACAACATACTCCAAACGTGTCGGCAGATCATCCCGATTGCAGTAATTTAAAACCGCATCCGTATAGCTTGAAATATAGTCATTCAGCAAAGAATCCTGTGTTTCATCCGTCATACCCAAACGGCCTTTGAGTCTTTCCAGTATTGCCATTGTTTACACCTACTTAGTTTCCGGATCTCCCGTAGGGGTGGAATTTTCTTCGTTATTCTGGGTACCGCTTTCCTGATCCACCGGTGCTTTAGTACTGTCATTTTCGCCAGAACCGGTTGTGTTTACATTTTTACCGGAGTTCTTTTTGTTTTTTTGTCCGCCCTCCGGATCCTTTTCCCCGGTACTTGCTGCTTTCTTACTGGCGGCTTTCTGCTCCTTGCACCAGGGAATATGAATTTCTGCTACAGTATCGCTGAAGTCTTGTTTACAAAACGGGCATTTCATACGTTCTTTCCTCCTTGATAGAGGGGCAGGGGAGACCCCCGGCCCCAAAATACTTAAACAAAGATTATCCCAGACGGACTTCAGCCAATTCCGGGTAAATCGTTTTATAGGCGTACAGTACGTCAAAGGACATCAGGAACTTCTTGGACTTTATGTCATATCCTTGGACTACCCGCAGGGTAATTCCGTTATAACTGGTAACATAAGCCTGCATACCTTCCGGAATAGGCAGCGCCCTAGTAACGAAAGCAAAGGCTTTCTGATGGAAAAGCAGGTTGGCTGCATGTCCCCTGGCCGCGACATCCGGGAAGGTAACCGCAGCTGAACCCATGTCTCCAAAGGCTTTATGAAGCGCAGGATAGATCTTCACAGCAGCAATCGCTCCGGCTACTGCATTGGCCGTATCCTCTGTAACGACATAGGTACGACCGTCTACCTTAAAGAGATCCCCTTTGAGGAGCTTGGCTGTGCTGGCTCCGGCGGTGCTGGTCAGGGCGATGCTCGTCGCTCCGGCAGCTCCGGCAGTTACAGAAACGTCTGCCAGGGCCGTAAAACCGCCTGCAGTATGAGTCCGGACCGCCTGTGAACTGTAGTTATCGAAACCAAAGGCCCGGCCAATTGCTCCATTGCGCAGGGTTTCAGTGGTACCGGATTTATTGGCGTTCACGAAGGCTTCCAACTCTAAAAACTTAGCTTCAGCGTATGGATCCCATACGGCTCGGCGGAGAAGATCCGGAGCTTTGCGCAAGGTTAGGTTCCTTCTGGACTCCGTGAAGTCCGTCACCGCACTCGGTGTGGTGCCAGCGGTTCCACTGTAGTAAGGAATATCCTTATACACATCCAGACCGTCCTTATTGATTTTTTCAGCCAGGGCGACCATGGCCGGCTCTGTAACTTTGCGGTTGAATTCCGGCTGGCTCAAAGCCAGGTCTTTAGATGAAATCTCTACGGAGACGTCAGCAACTTTATCCATAGTAACCGGCACTTTGCCAAAAGACGTCGCCTGAATCTGAATTCCTGCAACTTCATCAAAATCATCTGCTTCATAGATCGGCGGCTTTTCAATCTGAATAGTATCTCCTTTGCCGACAAAATCTGCGGAATAATCCGGGTAAACCAAATTCGGGAAGACCAGGTTATTTGTCAGGATCGGCAGCCCCTCACGGGCAATGTTCTGCATGGTAACTAAGGTATTTGGCATGATGTTTTTCCTCACTTTCTAATTTTCATGTTTAGTAGGCAGTTGTCATTACTTCTTCTGAGATTCTACCCATTTGTAGTACTCAGCGTCTGTCATTTTTGATGTGTCTGCTGCGGATCCGGATCCACCGCCACCGCTGGGTGTCGTGCCTTTCAAACGGTCTTCCACGGACTTTTGGACCGCGTCATTAAAGACCTTGGCAAATTTGTCAATGTTCTCCGTGGTGGTCTTAGCGTCGTTTCCGACTACAAAGTCAAGGGCCTCTGCAGGAAGCTTTTTCTCTGTAAGTACAGCAGCTGCATCCATACGGATTTCTTTTTGGGTCAGGGCCTGGGCTTTAGCGTCAATATCCGCTTGCTGTTTGGCTAATGCCGCTTTTGCTTTTTCATCGTCGGTCATTTTTGCCATTTTAACTGCTTCTTCCTGGGCTGCAGCAACCGCTGCGGTAACTTTGGATTCAGAATCCTTTTCCCATTTCTCTTTTTCTGCAGCAAGGGATTTTTGAACTTGTTCCTGAACCTGTTGTGCCAGCTCCTCAGCGGTATAGGTTTTATCTGTCTGCTGGCCGGTACCCGAAGCCGCAACTGCTGCCGGCGCTGCAGGGGGTTGAGCAGCTCCTGCTGCTGGTGCAGCTGTTCCTGGTACTTGGGTGTTTGTAACTTCACTCATGACAATTACTCCTTTCGTTTTTGGGAAATATAAAAAGACCATCGCATCAAGCGTTAGTCTTTTGAACTTAAAAAAGGCATTATTAAAAGCCCTTAAAGGGCTTTCATGGATCTACAACAGTTTTAGCATTATTTAATCAGCTAGGGCTTTTTCAGCAAACTCGACATCAAGCTTCATATCCGCTGCAGGATGATTCTTTTCAAGGTCCTTGAGAAACTCAACAAATGTATTACTCTGAAACTTTAGGGATAGATCTTCAAAGACAGGGCTTAGAACAGACAAATCCTTATCGCTGGCTGACTTAAGAAAATCTATGGCTTCGTCTTCCGTTCCTAATTCCTGTACTAATAAGTCCCAGTGTTCGGAAATGGCAGGATCATTGATATCCAGTTCCCGGCACGCTTGTATTAAGTCTTTCATTTTGTCTCTATCGACCATGATCCTCACCTCATTCCTTTAAATGGTCTTGATTGGAGTCCGGAAATATCGTCGTTACTTTATTGTCCTCATCCAGAATTACGCCGATTTTCACATTCTCATATACCGCAAAAGCCTTGCGTTCCCCGGCCTTTAGCTGATTGGCAACGTAGGTGCCGGCGATTTGAATCTTTTCATCATCCCAGGCTTCAGGGAACCAGGACTGATTGTCCCCGGTGCGCTTTTGCTTGATCTTATGGAACGGCACATTGCCTGTCCGGACACCGTTAGAATACGTCTTGACAACATTGTACTCAATCTTATGCTTATCCATATAAGCCAGGCTGCTTTGTCCGTGACCGCCTTCTTTGAGCCGGTGTCTAACTTCGGTAAATACCCCTTGGGAAGCATGTTTCACCGTGCCATCAGTTATGGTCAGTATACCATTATTTTGCAATTCCTGTAAGGACCTATGGAAATCTTCTTCTTGCAGGATCCCCGCCTGGAAGAGAATCCGTTTTTGCTTACCCTTCAGGAATTTCTCCTGGGATTTTGGTTTCTGCTCGCGCAGCCAGGCTGAAACCTGATCTTTAACGTGGGCATCATACCATTCCTGGTATTTCATCCCAGCCGGCACGTTATAGGTTTGGCCGGAAAATTCCCTGGCAACTCTGGCAACTTTGGCTCCCGCATCATCCCCAAAATAAGCAACGGTTGTGCTGCGGCAGTTCGGGTGAGTCGGCGGATAATTGCTCCCGATTTCGGCGTTAGATATCTTATACTTCTTCCCGTCAAGTGCCCGGCAGATATCTGATGTATGGACATCCAATTCAGCCAGATACTCATACATTTCTACGATCTGACTCTTTTTATATCCATCCAGGGTACCCTGATTGATTACACGGCTGGTCTCGGTCATGATCAGGCGGTGTGCGTCAGCGTAACCGACTTCCATCCTCCGGGAAACGTCCGCCGTCATTTTCTGAATGGACTTTCCCTGGATTAACCCTTGAGAAATGACATTCTGCATATTGCTTACCAGGCGGTCTTTTTGTCCCCAGATCCTTTCAGAAAAACTCATTCCAGACCAGGGGAAATTGATTGCTTTTTCCACCAGCTCCGGATTCAATAGGGCAAAGTCCACACCGATGCCAAGCTTAGAGTTGATTTCATAGATCGATCGGTAATAGTTGGACTCATAGGTACTTCCCAAAATATCAGCTGTTTCTTCCTGGTACTTTTCATACATTCCATCAAGCTGCATCTGAATCTGAGCCTGAAGGGCCTGCATCCGGGTGACCTGTACTTTCTTGCTGAGATTAGCCAGCTCCTTGGCATACCTGCCGTCAGCATTGTTTTGAGCCATAGCCAGGTATTCTTCCAGCGTCATCCAGAATTCGCTTAACTCTCTGCTATTCAGTACCTTCTGGGCTTCAGCCAGGCTGATCTGATTTTCCGCAGCGTACCGGGCATAGAATTTGGAAAGTTCTTTTTCAATATCTGCAAGGGATAACTGGTAAATACGTTTGATCTTCTCCAAATCCTTTTCAGTCTTCAGGAAATACTCTGCGGCCCGATCGCGGGACTGGTCTTTCATGTCCATCAGGATTCACCTGCCGGCGAATTATCTGTTCGATTAGTTTGGATAGAAGGGGTAAATCCCAGTCCGTCCAGTTGTTCCTGCTGTTCCTTCTTGATACGTTTCAGTTCGTCTTTGACATCCTCAACGATCGGCAGATTTTCCAGCTGGGTTTCCCGGCTGACGATGCCGCTGATATTGGATACTATTTCAGTAGCTTCCAGGACGTTTTTAGGAATGTTCCGGTAGAACTTAATCTTGACCTTTTCCGGATCATAACTGGTACCTTTTTTCAGGTTGATAAACTCCACAAGGAGCCGGTTCCGCTGCCGTATCGCCTGCCTGAACTTTTGTTCTTTGATGGTGGCAAGCTGCTCCACGCCCCAGAGTTTGTAGCCCAAGGCCACGCCGGACAGGTTACCGGCAAATTCTTCGTCGGTTAGGTTCGGTACTTTGGAAAAACGGTGAATATCCTTCTGCAGCCTGTTCTTGGTATTCTCCAAAGACGCATCATTGATTTCTTTGATCAACCACTGCGCGGATCCTTCTTTGTCTACCAGAAGCACCCGGTTTTCCTTCATTTCCTTGATATCTTCCTTTTCCATATCTCCGTAACCGGCCAGCACCAAATAAGCATCTGTGAAGTATTCCGTATCATTTGCGGTATCCGACTGGCTTTTGTCGTAGGCATCAATTAGGCTGCGGACCCCTTCAAAATCTCCGATCCGTTCTTCATTGTTAAGGTATTCAATGATCGGAACATCCGTAAAATTATGCGGTTGCTCGCCGGCCATGACCCAGGCAGTGTTAATTTTATCGTAATACTGGATTTTCGTGGCGTCATAAACCTCGGCATGTTCTTTTAGGGTATCTGTAAATAGATCATTGGTCAGGTAGTAGCGGATACCGAACAGGATATTATGTTCGATACTGTCGTCATAAACGACAATGGTTTCGATCGGATCCTGCCACTTTAAGCGGGGCTGGGCATCTTCATCAACATATAGCAGTTCAAAGGAATGTCCTTTAATCCCAGCCTGTTTTGCCAGCTCATAATTGTTGCTGCCTTCATCACAGGCTTTAAATACATTGTCCAGCTCCTGAATCAAGCCGTTATCATCCGAGTTATAATCGACGGATTTTCCCATGAAATAGCCGCTGGCTACATCCACAATATAACCGGCATGGTCATTGACTAATTTGTTATTTGGCTTTTCCGGATCGGCCATCTTGCGTTCGGTGATTTTTGTCTCTTTTTCATAATACTTCTGTAAGAGATCATATCTAGGAACGCTGAAGGCTATATGTTTTTGAACAAGCTTTTCCAAAAGTGCCGGAGTCATGACCGTATCTTTTGACATGAAAATCCGCGGCGGTTTTCGCGGAAAGTTTTCGATATTGTCCATACGAGGATTACCCTCCTTATATACCTGCGTTAATTTAGCGTTAATCCGCGTTATTTTGCGTTACCAATTTTCAAGAATAGGTAAGTAACCCCCCATATTATTAAAACGCACACAGGGCAAATATGGGGCTTGTTACAATCCCAAGAGCCGTTTGCTTAAGGTTCTCAGTTTCCGTTTGTTTCCACCGGCTAAGGTCCGGCAGGCTTCCAGCGCATCAGGCCCGTCGTCGTTGGCTGCCATCGGAAAGAATTTGAGCTGTTCAAGCAGGGTTTTATGAGCCGGATTGAACTTAATATACTTATTCTTGATATCCGGTTGCAGGCTCTCGATGCGCAGCTCTTTGTTCGTTGTCTGGTTGACCTCCTCGATTGGGAGGTAGAGTCCGGCTTTGGCACTGGCTTTTGCCAGCTGCTCTTTTAGGAAGAATTGGAACTGGTTTGTTTCGCAGCCGAACTTTTTATAACCTTTGCCGTAGGTTATCCGCAGCCAGCGTTCTTTTTCCAAAACATCCTCAATAATCTTATCCGGGTGCCGGCGCTCGATATCGGCGTCAAGGTCGTAAAGGTACCCGGTGCTATCTTCCCTGGCAAGGGTGATGATTGTGCTGTAGTCGGACTTTTTCGTCTTACCTAGCGACGGATCCACGAAGCCGAAGAAGGTAAAACCCACTTTGAAATCAATCGTGTAGGCGTTATAGAAGTCGAACCATTCTTCATTAAACAGGCAGTCATCCGGATTGATCGGCTCGTTCTGAAACTCGGAATAAAAGCTTGCTTCACCTTCATCCACTTTGGAGACCATCAGGTCATAGTAGGAAAGCTTTTCTTCCCAAAGGACTTTGGTGCCTTCCAGCATGTCTTCCTTATGCGCTTCAAAAAAGGCTTGTGCATCGGCTGCCCGCTGTTGGTTAGCCAGATCGGTATAGATGCGTTCCCACTGATCCCAAAGGCCCTTATTGACGGCAAAAGATATGACCGCCTGGTATTTGATGGTCATATACCCCGGATTACGGAGTATCTTCATCAGCAGTGCATCATAGTGAAGAACTGTCCCAATATAGACAATGTCCGTATAATCATCCCCAGCTTTAGATACAGCCTTGTAAAACCAGTTTTCCAGCTTCTTGCGCTGCTCGGGGGTACGGACGTTTTCGTCGTTTTCAATATCGTCTAGGATAATCAGATCCGGACGCCAGTTTTTATGCTTCCGTCCACGGACCTTCTTGCCGGAACCGATCGCCTCGATCTTAATATTGGTTACGGTCAGCAGGACGTTATTGCGCCAGATCTTGCCGGCCAGATCGCCGAAGTCTTCCCGGATGGCTTCGTTTTCTTCAAACTCTTCCCGGATATTACTCAAGAAGCCCTCGGCCTGATCGGAGCTGTCGGAGAGAAGCAGGATATAATGTTTGTATTCGTAAACCACGGCGTGGATGGTATCTTTAAAGGTTACATTGGTTGACTTGGCATGACCACGCGGTGCGGCCAGAGCCGACTTCGATCCCTTCATCCTGCTGATGATTTGGGACTCTTCCCTGGAAGTAGGAAATGACGCCTTTAGAACTCCGTTATGCCAAATTTGATCCAGCTCCCGGTGAAAGGTGGGGCTGGGACGGAAGAAGTAGTGGGGGAAGTATGCCCGGCCAAAGAATTCCAGATCGATAGCGCCAAGCTTCCGACGGATCCCGGTTTCTCCGGATAATGGTTTTCCGTCTAAGAATTCCTGCCGGATCTTTACTCTTTCAGGAGAATCATCCTTGTTGATATATTCCCCAATAAGCCGTCTAAGCTCAAGAATATCCTCATGAGATTTTTCGGTTTTATTCTGTTTAATAAGGTCATTAAGCAGGCCCAAGACCACACCCCCAATTTGGCATAGCTGCGCCATCCGTCACCTGAAGTGCCGGTAAGCGCTTAAAACAATAATCGCAAAGCTCTATTACGACGCCGCAACAGTCTGCAATATTACTCTGCTGAATGTAGGATAGGGGGTTAGTTGCTGCCTACAACTTCAATCCCTAAGTCAATTTCTTTGGTTTCATCTAAGATTTGGAACCTGACTCTCGCTCTTTTCTTACGTTTGTCAATGCTGACAATGTTCCCGACATATCCTTGCAGTGCCCCTTCAATGACTTCCACTGTTTTTCCAACGCTGATCTTTGATATATCGATCAGCTCTCCAAGGCTGCACATCCGAAGAATCGGCTGCATCTGTTCGTTCGAGACCGGCGTTGGCCTTGTGGTACCCAGGAACCGGATAATATTCGGTACTTGCTTGATTTGGTAATAAATTGAATCATTGAGTGCTACGTTAAGAAAAAGGTATCCTGGAAACATAATCCGCGTGATTTGAAGATAGCGGCCTTGTCTTCGCTCGATGAGTACTCTTTCCGGAGCTAAGACTCGGCAAGCTTCTTTTGAAATAGCCTCCATAATCTTGGCCTTGATATCTGTTTCTTTTCCGGTACGGACCTGAAGGACATACCACAGGTTTTCATTAGCCATATTAGCCACCTTCTGCAGTCCGGTTTTGGATGGCGTCTACGTGTTGAATCAATCTGGCAAGAAGATCCGGATCGCCGTTGATCTCTTTCTGCAGCATTTCTTTGACCTTATTGGTAGCTGCCTTGAGACCTTTATCGAACTCGAATTTCAGCTTCTCCCTGGAGGTCGCGCTGCGCTCCAGAAGGGCCAATGCTTTAAATATTTCAGTAATCTTTGCCCCGTCCAGGTTTTCAACTTCCATCAGTTTTTCGGTGATCAGCTGAATTGCTAATTGGTTGGCTGCTTCAGCCATTTCTGTGGCCGGCGTCTCCGGGTTGCTGTCGATGATTGTTTTCGCCTGGTCTTTAATAAGCTTGAGTTTTTCCAGTTTTGTAAGAAAGTCGCTCCCATATCTTTGGACTGAACTCATCCCGATATTATGGCCCATTTGGTTAAGCCAACCGACAATTTCTTTATAGGTCTTACCGGAAACCAGCTGTCGGTCTACAGCTTCCTTGATTTCACTAGGGAATGTGGTGACTTTATGGTGCTTTCGTCTGTTGTCTACCATTTGACCTTCACTCCGGGATCAGCCGGCTCATATCCATCGACAACGTTTTTGCCTTTGGGTGTGAGCTTCAGTACCTTCATACAAAGCCCCAGCTTTTCATTCTCAATCTGTTCGGCTTGGACATAACCCAGATCGATAAGGAACTGTATATGGGCATCTTTTTCGGCGGGAGATACCGAATAATGGATATCATTGAGTGTCAGTCCGATTGTCCGATCATTAGCGCCATTAGTGTAATCAACATTTAAGATTTTGAGTATTCTGCCTCTGATTTCGCGAGCATCAATTAGCACAGTTTCCTTCACCTCCAAACAGTTTGCCGATGCTTTCTTTTATGTCCAGGATATCCCGGCTAATGGTATCCACCTTATTATCCAGGGATGCTTGAGAACGGATAAAATCGTCCCTCATTACGAATTCTCGGGGAAGGAAGGCTCTAAATGCTGCAAATTCATCCCTGAGCTTTTCAACCTGCTTTTCATTTTCTTCGATATTTTTATCAATCTTGGAACGGGTGTCCTTCACGAAATAACTGATTATACCGAGTCCCGATGACAGAATTCCGACCAAGACACCCACAGCAATTTTGTACAGCTCGACGTCCATGAATATCCCCCTAAACGGTTACTTCAGGGGAGGTATTCCCCAAATCGATAACTACTTTTTTAGCTTTTACTTCCTCAAGCTTTTCTTCAATCAGGTTCATAATATAGGTCTGGGCGTCACCCAACGAGCCTTCGAGTAGATTTCTGTATTCCGGTTCGAGAGTTGCCACTATTTCTTCATAAGCATCAAAGGCAAGATTCTTTAACTGATCGCGGTTGGCCGTTCCATCGCTCACAGCTTTCAGGATGTCTTTCTTGGTGGTTTGTTCAATGGCGTTCACTGTCTTTAATGCGACATCATTCAACCTGGTGAGTGCAGCATCGAAAACAGTTCTGGTTGCTTCATCGTTAATCTTCTGGGTCTCGGCCTGGAGTTTCTTAATCCCTTTCCTGACATACAAAGAGATCAGCGCTCCCAAGAGAGCAATAATTCCAAGGGCCAGATTGGATAACACTTGGGTTATCAGGGTAGTGACTTCCGCCGGCATCGGGCATTCCTCCTTAAATTTGAGCAAAATAAAAAATCCCAGTTTATACTGAGATTTTATACCTCAAAGGCTTAAGCCTTCGAGAAAAGTACTTTAGAAATTTAGTTTATAAGCCCTGGGCGTTATCGAACAATGTTAGCTGGTTTTCATCATAACCCTGGTCGGCTAATATCTGCCGGATCCAGACCTCGGATAAACGATATTTTCTTGCCAGCTCCTTCTGGTTACTTCCATTAAACTCAACCTTAATCCGTTTATTCCTGGATTCCTGGATGGCTGAGTCAAGCTTGTGGAAGTAAAATCCGGTACCCTGGTATTTGTCGGCAAGCTTCAAGGTATTTGAGAACCCAATCAATTCAACCATTTCCCTGTAACACAAGGGAAGGTCTTCGAGTTTTATCTCATCCATCCATTCTTCATAGGTCAAACCAATTACCTCCTTTATACAGGATTTGAAAGGGAAAATCAAGCTTAACATTTTTGTAGTTTTTCTTGCGAATCTTTTTTACTGTGTCTTAAAACCTTTTTCAACGATTCAATGAGATCGGATGCCTGGTCAAATTCCAGCCATTCCAGCTTTTCAACGCCTGAGTACTTTTCCATGAATTTTCTTAAGCGTTTTGGATTGTCGGACCAGCCAAGCTTTTGTTCCAGTTGCTCTATCTTCCAGATCTGTCTGGGGGTTGCTTTGCCGGGCTGGGTATTCTGCAGATCCTTAATTCTTCCCAGATAGCATAATATCTGAAAGAGCTCCTTTTCCGTGCATAGCCGCATGCTGTCTTTTCCGGTTGCCTGATACATTGCAGCCCGGAGATCATCTTCAGTCATGCCTAGCTCGTTTTTAGCCATCCCCCAGATGTTCCTGATTGTTTGGTTGCGGTTTAAGGCTGCTCTTGCCATACAGGCCACCTTCCTAAGATACAGTTTTTATCTTTTCGCGGTCCGTCTCGTACCAGAAAACATCTTCGACCTTTTTCATGGCCCCGACTTCCAGGATAGTATCGTCGTCGTATTTAGCCAGGACGTCTTTATTTATGGTGGTTTTGATATTGATACAGTCGTCCATTTTTCTCTTTTTTAGAGCTTCCAGGACCTTAACCGCAGATCGGATTATTAGCTTTGTAGATTTACGGTACCCCAGTTTGCCAAAATTAAGTTCCTGCGTTTTGCCCTTCATCTCAAGGCGGTTGTTTTCAGTGTATTCCTTGATATCTGCCGCCAGCTCCTCGATCCGTTTCTGGAAAGGTTTCGCATTGTCCTCGGCTTCCAACTTAAGATCCTGAATTTTCTGTGTCAGTTCGGCTTCTTGTTTTTCGATTGCCATTTCATACTCGCAGATTTCTTTCATACAAAGGTCAACGTCTTCCCAGCTTGAAAGCTTTGGGCCTTGCTCCGGCATCCGGACTCTTGCAGATTTAGCCATTTTTGATTTCACCCTCCGTTTTTCCTTCATAGAAGAAGCCTTTGACTGCTCCGTCCTCAATTTTTACACAGGCACCGGTTAAACGGTGCATATCCTCAATTACTCCGACCGGGATATAATCCCATTGGGTTGAATCCGCCGCGATCGCTTGCATATCATTATCCTCCTTATAATTAAAATCCGTCTTGAATATCTTTTAATAACTCTTGGCGCTCATCCTCAAGCTTCTTCGATTCCGTGCGGTGTTTACAGTTCTCACAGGTTGATCTTAAAACACGAAGGATATCATTCAGGGTTTCTGCTCTTGGAACTTCGTTTTCTTTGAACCTGTTCAGGATCTCGATGATCCTTTCCCCTGGACTTCTCATGTGCAACATCCTTTGTAGAAGGTTTCTGAGCGACCAGCATCTTATTCATTGCATCCCATTGGCACACCATTTGGCAGGGCAGGCTGTATCCGTTCTTTTCGAGCAGAGCAGCTACCTTCTGGCCTTGGAAACATAAGCCTTGTACTGCCGAGTCTGGCTTTGCAGTCAAACCTTGGGTATCTTTCCTGAAAGCGATGAACCCTTTATTGACGCCGATATTAATAATGCTTTCTGTATCAAAGCCGGCCAGCACCACAGCTTCTTCCGTTAACCGGATTAAAGTTTTAGAGACAAATACCTGCGGCCTGGTGTCCTTGAACCATTCAAATGCTTCCGGCAGCCAGTACCTTGTCACCTCGGAATGACTGGTCTCAATGTCTTTTTCCATGATTATTTCATGCAGCTGTAATTCAGATTGAAGAATTTCTCTTTTGAGGGTATTGTCCAGCTGGCTCATGATACCCCTCCTTTGGCAGCCTTGATAACTTCTTCAGCTGTTCCTATCCGATCGCTGCCAGCGAAGTGTTTATACAAGGTGAGTTTTTTCCCGGCAAGCACATAATCTTCTGATTTTCCACCGATCCCGATGAGTTTCTGGGACGCATTGACCACTGTCTCAGAAATGGCCGCCAGGGGAATTGCCGGCGCTTTCATTACTTCCTGCAAATAAGGCATTACCCGGTATTCAGCTTCACCCGAGAAGATAATTAGGAAAGGAAGAGCTGCGGTCTTGGCTGGGGATACTTCGACTTTGGCGGCAGCCATCGTGGTGGTCTTATACTGGACACCGAAGTAATTGCATATCCCCAGCACATGGGCGTCAGCGATATCCTGAAGGACACTATCTTTAAGTAACTTCTGATAATCCTTGTCGGTGTCAATGAACCCGTTTTCAGTGAGAATCGCCGGCATAGTGGTTTCTCTTAAAACATGGACGTTCTGTGTTTTTACTCCTCGGTTTAACCAGGAACCAGCATCAGCGATCAGCGGGGCCATGATCTTGGCACAGGATTCAGCTTTTCCACCAGTACTATAGATCAGTACCTCTGATCCGGTACCACCACCAGCGTTGATATGGATTGATACAAACAGATCGGCATTGGCTTCATTGGCTATTTTGCACCTGGTGCGAAGGGAATCCAGAAGAGTAGTGGCCGGGCCGTTAACGGTCTGGCCTTCTCTGGTCATTATTACAGCGAAGCTTCCCTGAGCTTCCAAACCCTGCTTAACCTTTTTGGCAATTATGAGCGTCAGGATTTCCTCGACCAGATTTTTGGACCTGGCACCTGTGTCAGCTCCAATTTCGTTGTGTCCGGGGTCAATACATACTTTAAACATCTTTTTTCCTCCTTAAGCCGTTCGGCAGTTTGAAATATCGTCTTTCCAAACGAAGTAGTATAGGGAACCTTGTAAGATTCTGCGGACTTCATCTTCGGCAATTCCGGAAACACATGCTGCAGTCCTCACGTTGACAGGAAAGCTCTGGCAGCTTCCCAGAAATTCAAATAACCTTGCTAACCCGATAATTGGATTGGAATACTGGTTTTTTTGAGGTGCATCCTGAGCCGGTTCTTGTTTGTTCAAGAATTTATCTTGAGCCTTGGCTTTCTTGTTCTTTTTCCGGGACACTACTTTCACCTTCTTTCAAGCTTTTCAGCAATGCTCTTGAGTAGATCATAAAAGGGAATAAAGTCGCCTTCGTTGGCATAGCCTGGAGAATGACCAAAAATATACGGATTTGAAAGATTATGCTCTTGATATTTCAAGTATTTTCGGGCCTCCTCCAAAGAGAAATGAAAGGATTTGTCGATATGTTCTATACACCGTTCTCCGTCGCAATCCGGGTCGCATTCTTCACAATGGTCCAGCCTGTCCCGGACTATAAATATGGGTCTATTGGTCGCCATCGTATCCGTATGATGGAATTGAGTCAGTAGCTCTTCTAACCGTTCAGAAATATCAATCGATATGGTTCTCATTGACTACCTCCTTACTGATCCTTGCACTAAGCTTCTTTTTTCACATCATCTTCCAAGAGCTGCTTAAAGATGTTTGTCCTGGGAGTGTAGGTTCTGTTTTGAATGGTTTCTTCACCCTTACGGCATCTTCCCAGGGCTTTGTTCAGGTCGTTTATAAGGTTGGGATACTTTTCTCTAAGCAGCTCCGCAACCGGCTCTATGATAAACAGTTCGTCTTTCAGTTTCCGTCTTTCCCGCCGGTGCTGCTGAAGTCTTACGATAAAGTCTTCAAAGTAATTGCCGTCGCAGCTGTCCGCAAACTCGATTTCATGAAGAAGGTCCTGCAGCTCTTTTTCCTTATACACCAGTTCTTCTTTATCCATGCTGCTGGTCTTTAAAATATGCGCGATCGCGTCTCGGAGCTGTTCAATCTCCTTACTGCCAAGGATTTCGTTTTCAGCCATGCAAGATCACCCGCTGACTGCCCGTTGTTCGGTGAATCAATTGCAATTGGCCGGTAGTATTTTTGACTACCAGCCAGTTTTCCGGATCGAGACCGGATTCTTTAAGCATTTCCTTTTGTTTTCTGGTGGGATTCTTACCGTGTTTCATCCGAAGCCCTCCCTACAACATCATCATTTCACTTGCTTTATCCAGGGCCTGCAGGGTGACAGGCTTGCTTGCGTCTCCGGCCAGGATCCGGAGGATATTGTTTAAGGTCCTGTCGAAGAGCCGGAAGCATCCTGTTCTTACGTTGGTCCCGCGACGGATGATCTCCTGGATTACTTCTTCGGCGAACTCAAGACCAAGGCTTCCCAGATATTCTCTGATTTCCTCAGCTGTGAGCCCTTTCAATTTGAAGTAAAACTCTATTCTGTTGGCAAACCTGGGAATATAGGATTTAATCATGCTTTCCAGCTGCTCTTCACCGGCGACAATCATTCCGACTTTTGCTCCGTCGAAGATACCGCGCAGGATCTCCATTTTCTTCTGGGTGTATTTGCCCAGGAGCTTGTCGGCCTCGTCGATAATAAGCAGATAACCCCGGTTGATATCAAAGAATTCGCAGATTTTATTGGCGCGCATGGAGTTGGTCCCCGTGCCGATCGGCAGCCCGATGGACCGCTCAATCGTAGCCAGCAGGTCTTTGGAATTCATGGCATCATTACAAACAACATAGGCCACTTTCGGTAATTTGCCGTAGTATTCAAGCGTGAATGTCTTGCCAAAGCCGCTTTTTCCTATGATCGCGCCAAGGCCATTATATTTTTGGCAGGAATTGCAGACACCAATAATATTAGCTGCGTCCCGGCTCTCAAAAAAGGAAGGTTTCTTGATTTCCACCGGTCTCAGGCTGGAAAGGTTGTCCTGGGTGATATTCAGGTGGGCGGCGATCCGCTCTCTGATGTCTCCGGATTTAGACTCGTACTTCCCGTTTAAGAACTGCGACACTGCCGGTCTTGAATAACTGATCTCTTTAGCGAACTCTTCTTTGCTGATTCTTTTAGCCTTGATATATTCGTTGGCCTTATCGATCAGTTGCTGATCTCCGGCGCTGATTGGATAAATGGTTGCTACTTCCATCTCTAAATTCCTCCATTAACTCAAGTTTCTTAATTTCTGCAGAGCTTCTTCAGCCTGCTCTTTGAAATATCCGCTTTCTTTGCGCGATCTCCGCGCTTTCTTTTCTATCGCGTCATCCCGGAACTGTTTATCTGTTGGCAGGGTTACTAGTTTATCATTCTTCGCCGGTTCATTGCCGATCATAAACCCGAAAGTACTTTTGTGAGTGCTGTAATTCTCGGCAAGCTCCTCCAGGGGAGTGGTATACTGGTTGGCCCTGTCACGAATGCTCTTAAGCTGCTGTTTCTGCATTTTCATATGATCTTCCAAAGCTTTCTGAGGTACTTTTGGAGCGATTAGCAGCAGCTCCTGGCTTTCTGCTTCACAGATTTTTTGACCTTCCAGGGTGTAGACATAAAGCCTGGTGATATCGCTCTCATCCCATTTAATGTCTACTTTCTTGTCAATATAGTCACAAAGTTCTGGTGCCCTGTACTCATAACCAAATTTCCGGATGCCGATATTATAGACGTGGACTCTTTCAGCTCTCATCATGAGCATTGCCGCATAGGACCTGGGCGGGGGAGCTTTGATGTATTTTTCTTCTGCCTTTTCAAATAGCTCGATCGGCTTTGTGTGCGATTCTTTCATTTTCTTCAGGCCCTTATGTTCGTGCTGGTGATATTCTTCCTTCACCCACTTGTCGAATAGGGCTGCAAACTCTTCCATGGAAAGCAGATGGTCCTTTTCTAAGAGCTTCGGAATATCTTTGTTGATCTTGGCGGCGGTTCTCCGGCCCGTGAGGGTGCCGGTGTAGCTGCTTAGCCATTTTGTAAACCGGCTGCAGACCGTTCCGAAAAATCTTTCCACCTGAGCTTTTGACCAGGGCTGATAGGGCAGGCTGCGTGCATCATCCTTGATGCCGATGCTCTTATAAAAGCCGATTGTCTCGCTGTCAAAGCTGATGCGATCTTTTCTATTCCTACCGGTCAGACACTCTGCGGTATAATCCTTACCATTGTCTATAAGCATGTATTCCGGTACACCGTAGGTGTAGATCATGTCTATAAGAGCTTGTTTGATCACCTGTGAATTGGAGTGATGGCAGATTCTTTTCCCGACAAGTACCCTGGTTCTGGTGTCCACCCAACCGACAAGCACCGGCTTAACCGCTGATACTTTGCCGTTTGGATGCGTGTATTTCACCCAGCAGTCGAAAGTATGTCCGTCCCCTTGGATCAGGCCCATGACCGGCAGCGCTTTTGTGTTTCTAGATGCCTTTACCATTCTGTCCCGTTTAAAGGCCCGTTCCCCAACTGTCTGGTAGTATCGGACAGGCTCTCCCATATTGATGTTCATTTCAAACTGGATGTATCTTGCCACTGTGCTGTAGGAAGGAATCTCCCAGCTTTTCACTGACGCCTGTTTTTCAAGCCTAGTATAGGCCATTTCCACGGTTCCCTGATTCTGCGCAAATTCTCTGTCATACCAGAGGTTATTGATGAATGACCTCATTTCCAAGGAAAGGGATGGAAACTTGTATCTTTGGCTTGGCTTTCTGCAGAGTGCCAGGACTTTGAAGTAATCGTGGCTTTGCCCGTCCTTCATGGCTTGTTTCTCAGCCCAGGCATTGGCCTCGGCGTATTTTTTACAGTAGTCGTACAGCGATCGCTGACTGATCCCCAGGCTGTTTGCAAGATTTTCTGCAAATTCGGTTTTATTGGTGCCCCGGTACATGATAAATTCACCGATCCGGTTGCAAAGTTCTACAGCTTCATAAAACTGCTGCTTGTTGTTTTCTATATACCAGTTAAGATCAACTTCCATGTACCAGGGCACGCTGCCGGAGGTTTTATCTTCAATCATTTCCTTGATGATCCCATCCGTCTGGATTTTGGCATATGCTTTCTGAGCTTTTGGACTAAGGGAAGACAGCCCGACCAGTACACGTTCTTTGCCGCCACTGAAGGAAGTAATGGATTTTGTATTGAAATCTTCAGGATTCCTGAGAATTCTTTGCAATAAGGTGTTATATTTAATGCTTTCCAAGTCGGCGGCTTCTTCTATTGTTAGAAAGATATCTTCAGGCAAACTCTTTCCTCCTTCCCTGGTTGTCGACGCCTAGTTTACGTAGTAAAATTGAAGTGTAAGTGTCGGTTCAACCGACCTTTGTTTCCTGGCACTGTGCTGTTGCTACCGGCATAGTGCCTTTTTCCTCCTTCTTGTGTAATTCAAATAACAGGGTGAGACGTTTTTCAAGTTCATCCTGCACTGTATTCATGATTTCTTTGATTCCCTGCTGTTTTGCTTTTAAAATCGTGATCTCGTTTTCGATCGAAAGTATTTCTTCCTTCTTTTGAAGGACTTCTGTCTGCAGGTATTCCACTAAGAAATCTGTTTTTGCAATCTGAACTCTGATATCTGTCACTTTTTCAGATGCCCGGTTTAACTTCATTGGCAACATATTTCATCTCCTTTCTAGGCTGCTTCCTTAATATCTAGAACAGCAGCTATGAGGTCCCTGTATTTCGTACCAGGACGGCTTCCATAAAGGATTTCGCTGAACCGGTTCATAGGAATATTGTGTAGTTCACAAAATTCACTCTGGGTCATCCGTATTTCTAGCAGTTCCTGTTTGACTTTGACACCGAACGGGGTCAGCTCTTTAAGTCTCATGACTCATCACCTCCCATATGTTTAAATATTCTCATTTGTGGAAAATTACTTTATAGGATTTTTTCGACAAACGTTGAACCTTGATGTGTCCATATTAAGGTTCTTTATTACTCCCTTCCTCAAATATTCCGACAAAAATTAACATTGTGCGTTTGCCGGTCCTATGTTACGCTTGTCTCGTGGAAATTCTTCCCTATAACTATTATATGCGCATATCTGGGTTATTGCAAGAACAACATGCGCATATATGGGGTGAAATTTGGTTATAATATGATTTATCTCATTTATGCGCATATATGATTATAGGAGGGACTTGCCTAAGATGAATTTAGTAGATTCATTTAAAACAGCGCTCGGAATAAGACTGAAGTCTTTAAGAGAGCGCTTTGGCGATGGCAAATTATCGCAAGCTGACCTTGCTAAATTACTACCCAATGTATCCCGCGCAAATCTGGGCCGAGTAGAAATTGGTGAAGTAATGCCATCGGCTATATTTATTAAAGATGTTGCTGAATTTTTTAATATATCAGCAGACTGGTTGCTAACCGGCAAAGAGTATGAAATATCTCAAACTTTTTTGGATCCAGACCTTCAAAGATTGATTGACGCTTATAATCTTTTAGATAAAGAAAACCGGCAAGCATTAAAGGCTTATACCGCATTGCTCGTATCGCACAGACATCTTGATATATTAGAAGAAACATTGAAACAAACACGATCTCTGGATCGTGCCCCTGAACTAGATGTTATAAAAGAAGAAAAAAGCGTCTACCTGCCGATCTTAGGAACAGCTGCTGCCGGTATGCCGATCATGGCAGATGAGTTTCTAGAGGGATTCCTGCCGGTGCCAGCCAAGAAAATCAAAAAGAATACTTACATTGTGCGAGCACAAGGCGAGAGTATGATCGACGCCGGGATCCAGAACGGTGACCTGGTCATGATCATTCCGCAGCCGGCAGTTGAGCAAGGTGAAATTGCTTTGGTAAAAGTGGACGGAGATGTCACAATAAAGAAGTTTTACTGGTACGATCACGAAGTCCGATTGAGGCCTGCTAATAAAACAATGGAAGATATAGTAGTAACCGACCTGGCTAAAGTGAAAGTACTTGGTAAAGTTGCTGGAATAATACCGGCGGCAGAAGCAAACATAACTATGCAATATGAATTCAATGGAGAAGAAGATCAATAAGACTTTTTTTTAGTCCCTTTTGTGGAAATGATTCCACATTTAGAAAATTGAAATCGGAGGAGTTAATATGGGGCTACGTGATTTTTTTAGACCTGTTTCCAAACAGGCGAATGGAACAAACAATAAGAAACAGCAGCGCTCCCATCGAGTTGAAGATTTATTTGAGTATGAGATAGTATTAGGAACTCTTGATGATCGAATGTGTGAAACATGTGCAGCTCACGACGGAGAACGTATCCCTGCTGGCTCTTTTAAACCTTTCCATGATGGCTGCCGTTGTACTACTGTTGCTTCTTTCGGTGATGATCGTGATTATACTAGTTCTCGTGGTTATCGAGATCCTAAAACACGGAAGTGGGAGATTGGTCCGTATATGAGCTATTCCGAATATAAAGAAAAATTTTTAGGCGGTAATGAAGAACAACAATAAGACTTTTCTTAGTCCTTTTTATGGAAATGATTCCGTAATAAATAATAAAACCCGTCTCATTTTTCGAGACGGGTTTTTGCATAATATTTGTCATTTTGTAATGTGACAATTTTTTTTGATAATATGGTATAATTAACCAAGATAAGTTAAGGAGTTGAACAGAAGTGTATCTATTAGCAATACTTTTACCCCCTGTAGCGGTCTTATTATGCGGTAAACCTATTCAAGCCCTGATTAATATTGTGCTGACTCTTATATTTTGGGTTCCAGGTGCGGTTCATGCAATTCTGGTTGTTAGAGAATACAAAGCGGATAAAAGGATTAAAACACAAACTGAAAGTATCATCAGGGCAAATGCTATAAATAAATAAGATTAATAACCGCAGAAAGCCCTCTTCTCGATTTGAAGTGGGCTTTCGTTTTTGATGCTGGTTTTTCACTTACTTTTTGTCATTTTGCAATGTGACAATTTTATGGTGGGTAAAATCGCTGAAACCGTTGGTAAATGGGCAATATGACAGCTTTTTTAAAAATATCAATTTTGTCACATTGCTTTTTCAATATTTTGCCGGAGAATTTGCGATATTATTAACGGGTAATTCATCTAGCGTTAATGGCTCTAACGCCCGATAATACTGAGTTTTCTAACATCAGTGTTAACCACTTACTAACGCATTAACGCCAATTTCTAACGGCGGTAACATATATTTTTCCCGAGCGTTTATGCTAAAATAAAAACAAGGCATAAAAAACGCTCTGTTCCTTTAAAAATGCTACTTCCAGCGTTCTCAATGCCTTTTCTTTTTGAAATATCCATAAAATGTATATTCAATTAATTCTGCAAAAGAATTTCCGTTATCGTCTGTTGAAAACCGTTTATTCCCACGTATTTCCGTGATTACCCGTCTTGTTCTTACATACTATTGTTTTGCAGAAATTCCTGCGAATCTACATAAATTTTTTCATTTTTTCATTTTGGCGAGAGACGAATGGAGAGACGATTTTTTCATTTTTTCATTTGGTGAGCGGTCAAAGTAAATGCAACCTTTGACAGAGTAAATATAGTGGGGTTTCATTGAGTCTGTCAAAATACTGGGAATAACAGGTATAGTACCTGTTAAAAATAGCCGATTCAGATTATATGGAGCGAAAATCTGCCAGCCGAGTTCTAAAAAAGAGTATACTAATAAAAGGGGTACCCGGAAACCGTTTTTCGGACAGAGTAACCGCGTCCCCCTGATCAGGATCGGTATGGATGTGTTCTGCGGGTTAAATGATACTGAAATTATTTTTTCAAAAGCGACGGCTTCAGCAGGATTTTATTAGCAGGAATCCTGCTGATTCCCAGGTTTTTAAGGACATCATCGTACCCGTAGATGAAACTAAACACATCCAACGGCGATTTGTCGCCCAGTTTCTCCCTGGAATAGGAGTTGATATGCGACATCATAAGGTCAATATCCCCTTGGCACAGGGCGTCAAACGATGTGCCTTTGGGCAATATTTTCCTAATGAACTCGTGGTTCAACTCCACGTTGGGCTTCTGGTATGATGCGAATGGGTCGCAGTAGTACAGCCGCGTCCTGCGGCGGCCCTGTGCATCATACTCCAAAGCTTTCGGGTTTGAAAACTCTGAACCGTTGTCAGCGAGGCAAACGGAAAG